ATTTGTTGAATGAATTTCAACAAGAACTTAATTTTCAGAGGTTACAACCATGATATTAGTTAAAAGAATAGATATGGCATTACATATCCAAGAGTTAGCCGCATTAGAGAACATAACTGTAAGTTATCAATCGCTAACAGAAACTAATCCTAGGTATTCTGCTATTCCATCTAGGCGACATATAACCATTAGACCGACTAAGAATACGGGGTATTATGTGTCTGCCTTACATGAAATCGGGCATATACTTGGCGGTAATCAATCTCGTAATAACACAACAAAGGAGAAAGAAATTGGTGCATGGATTTGGGCAATGTTACATGCGATTGTATGGACAGATACTGCGGATCGGGTCATGGCTAAAGCGCTACGTTCATATGGTGTTAGTCAATCTGAAATCGATGAAATTCAACACAAGTGGAACCCAACAACAAGAGATGAGGAGCGACAAATTGCTTAATGAAAAATTTATAAAAATACATATTCAACAAGCCACTCCGTACAAAATTACCTTTATAGATAAAATTGTTCGGGCTTTGTACAAAATAAAAAAATGGTAAAGCGAGCAAAAATTCATAGCACTAGCAGATCATGGGAAAAATCTCTCAAAAAATCTGCTAAGGCTAAAGAGCGCCAGCGGACAAAACGAAGAATTGTTCGGGAAATTAAGGAGGAATAAATGGGCGAGTATGAATGTATAGATTGTAACGAAATATTTTGGGCAGAAGAACCACCTTATCCAAAAGATCAATGTGATCGTTGTAAAGAAGAAGATAAGAGCGATGGTTAAAATGTTCGTATTAATATGTGTCGTATGGGCAGATGTTAGTCACCATGATGACGGTGAACAGAAGTGTATCATTCACCAAAGCCAAGTGCAATATGCGACTATGAATCAATGTCGTGCCGATATAGTTAAAAGCGAATTGCTCATTGAAGGCGCTATATTTGATAATTTTGGCGAAGAGCCAATAGATCACAAAATTATGGCTAGTTGCATAGGAGGCGTATGATGGCTAATAAAAAACAGAAGAATTGTTCGCAGTGTAAAGAAAAAATTATTATCGGAATGGAGCTGGTGATGAATAACCGAACAATTTGTCTAGGCTGCGCTACAGAAAAAGGTATATCCCAAAAATTAAACGCATCGGTTTTGCATCATATGAATTGCTCTTATGAATTAACTTCATGCCCTGAATGTTATCGGAACTATGCCGAAATGATGGAGTATTTGGGCTACTCTTGTACCTTAAATGGTACGTTCTATAAACAGACAGATGACCCCAAAATTGTGGTGCTTTATGAGTGATTTACTTACCACTTACCAACTTACTCGGTAAGTAAAAATGACGGTAAGTAGTAAGTCATTGAAATTGTTCGGTTTTTTGAAGCAACTTACGGAGGTTACTTCTTATCATGGTAAGTTAGTTTTTTGCTCTAAGTCATTGATTTTTATGGCTACTTACCAACTTACCGAACTTCCCCCCTAAAGGGGGGTTTAGGGGGCGGTAAGTAACCCGCCCACCAACCCTATTAAATTAACAAAGATTTGGATGAAATTAGACAGGAGAAAAAGTAATGCCAAAAGTAGCTGAGAATTTAACGAAGGAACAGCGATTAGCTGGATGGAAAAGATTGACTGACAAACAGCAAGATTTTCTGAATAACTTTATGCACAAGGATATGACGCAGACATCGGCTGCTAGAGCAGCGGGATACGCAAACCCTGGAGTCGATGCTGTGAGGTTGTTGCGTAACCCAGTCGTGCAGGAAAGATATCAGGAAATGCGTGAGGAAGCCCGTAGTCGCTTCGGGGTCACAATTGATAAGTCGGTGCGGGATTTGTTGAAGATTCGTAACGAGGCGTGGGAGAGCGGGAAGTTTGGTGAGGCTATCAGAGCTGAGGAACTGCGTTTAAAAGCTACTGGACTGCTTGTAAACAAGGCTCATGTGTTACATGAACGAACAGATAGCATGACAAGGGAGGAAATATTGTCAAAACTACAGGAATTTCAAGACATTGCGCAGAAACGCATGAAAATAGCGAACAAATCCCATAAAGACCCAGACTTGATAGAACAAAGTAGCGTAAAACCCAAAAACTAGCATATTTACTTAGTAGACAGGGTGTAGGCACGGAGACCGAAGAATTGTTCGGACTCGCATCGGGATCGGGGTGATCGGGGCTGGATTTGGGCGTAATCGGGAGAATTGTTCGGCTTCAGGCAGGTCACCCCCCTGAATCGGATCGGGATCGGGCTTCTCCAGCAGCGGGGATCGTACAATTGTTCGGAACGGCAGCAGGTTATCCCTGGATCCAGCAGCGTTATCGGGATCTACCTGGCTGGACAGCCTCCTGCGTGAACAATTGTTCGGAAAAAGAAGCCCTGCAGCCTGGAAGGATCGGAGTTTCGCCTGGCTGCCTGACCTGCTTGCTGGAACAATTGTTCGGAAACCTTCACCTGCAGCTCCAGGCGTTCCTGCTGCGCATGAACAATTGTTCGGGCAGGTTCCCTGGAGGCTGCGCAAAAAAAAAGAGCAGGAAAACCAAAACCTGCTCTTTTTACTTTTACAATTAAACAAAGGATATTTAAATGCTTGATGTATTATATATAGTAACTGTTGCTAATCCTGTCAAGTAAATAAAAATAAAAAAAAATTATTTTATCTGTTGACACATGTGGCAATCATTGCTATATATATATCAAGTTAAACAAACACAAGGAACTAAGCCAATGAAATTTAAAAAAACAAATACAACTTATGGAACACATCTTCAGGGTAATGTTGGGGCAACTTATCAGGAGCTGGTAGAAGTTTTCGGAGAGCCAACAAGATTTGAATGGTCTGAGGAGTCTGATAACAAAGTAGATGCTCAATGGGCTATCAAGTTTGAAGATGGCACAATAGCAACCATATATAATTATAAGAACGGACTTAATTACTTAGGAGCAGAGGGTAAGAGAGTTAGTCAGATAATGATGTGGAATGTTGGTGGACACAGCGAAAGAGCTGTAACATTGGTCAATGACGAAGTTATTGAATGGCAGCACAGACTTCACGAAACTGGCAAATCAACGAACAATTTAGTAACAGCCTAATTGTTCGGAACGGGATCGGGGAAACCTGATCCTGTTTTTTCTGGCAGCAGGGCGAACAATTGTTTCGAGAAGCAGCCCCCCCAGCAGGTCACGCACAGGTGAACAATTGTTCGGGGTTAACAGCAGGAGGTCAAAATGACAGAGGAATACAAACAGAGCTGGAGATGGATAGTTTGGGTTGGTGGTACAGATGATTACTACAAAGACTATTCACGAGCAAAGCAACACGCAGATGAATGGATAGCTAAAGGATATGATGACGTAATCATTGAAAAAGTTTTATTTAAGGGTTGACATGTTGCAATCATTACACTATATTAATATTAATTAAACAAAACCAAAGGAGAAACAAATGCAATTTACAGACATAGACAAGAACACATTCAAATATCAGGAAGTAGAAGAATACTTTCAAGACTGGTTAAAAGAAAACACACCAGACAATGACGACTGGACAGACGTACACCACAACGCTTTTAATACAGACTATTACATAATTGGCACATACAAAGCTAAGAAATGGCTGGGAGAAGAGGCATTTAATGTTATTGGCATTATCAAAGACTATGAAGAATTTAACTTTGGTAAACTAACAACAGACATTTCAGACCCTGAAAAGGTTGTTAATATGTATGTTTATATCTTAGGCGAAGAAATCGTTGCTAAATGGGATATGATCGACAGAAGGAAGATTACTGCAGCATAAATTGTTCGGGATCGGATCGGGAAACGGGAGCTTCGGCTCCTGTTTTTTTTGCGTCCAGCTCGAACAATTGTCCACCCCCCCCCTTCCTCCTGGCTGCAGGTGAACAATTGTTCGGTTTCCTTCCTGTGCGCAGCCAGGAACAGTACGCATTGGCAGCAAAGCATGAAATTAGATAACAACTGGTTATAATAATGTTGCTGTAGGTTTTTATACTTTTACTACTTGACAACATGCAATCATTACTATATATTATATATATTAATCAGCCAAAGGAGAGACAAATGGCAATATACATAGCTTATGGTGCAAACCTTAACAAAAAGAATATGGCGACTAGATCGCCTGATGCAGTTCCAGTAGGTAAGACAAATCTACTGGGGTACAAACTGATATTCAACAACGTGGCGAGTATCGTTCCGTCAGAGAAGCATAGCGTTCCTGTGGGGTTGTGGAAAATATCTGAACAAGATGAGAGAAACTTAGACATCTTTGAGGGTTACCCAAATCTTTACAGAAAGGAATATGTTGATCTGTCGTACATGGGCATGACTCAAGGTATGATTTATATAATGAACTACGCAGGTCAGGCTGTTCCGAACAAAAGATACTTTGACGCAATCAAGCAGGGGTATGAAGACTTCCAGCTAGATACCGAACAACTTCTTGACGCAGTTGTTGAAGCCTTCGATTACGAGAAGGAAGCAGGTAGGGTTATTCAAACAAGGCGTGGAGGCAGGTCATGGAGGTAAATTGTTCGATAACCAGCCCCTGAAAAAGCCCAGCAGGATCTGGGTTTTTTCTGGAAGGCAATCGGACAATTGTTCGGATCGGGCAGGACACTGATCGGGGATCGGGGATTTCGCCCCCTGCCCAAATCATTTTCTAGATCCTCCCCCCTATATCCTCCTAATGAAAATTTAATTAACTTGTTAAATAATATTGTCAAGAGGTAAAGCAAAAAAAGTTTCTCAATAAAAACAATGACTTAGCAAATTAATTTTGGTGGTATACTTGTAATCATTACCTTATATACCTAATTAAAACTTAGGCGGCAAAATGCGCCTAAAAACCAAACAATAACTAAAAAAGGATAAACAAAATGTTTGATACAATTAACACAAATAAAAACATATTCGATAACCAAAATTTTGTTTTTGGTGTAGAACCTGAATTTAATACAAGGTCTTATACTGAAATGAACCGTTATAACAATTCACTAGGCTCAAATAAAATAAAAGGTCTAGAGTATGTATATGATGGTTCAAGAGTTGACGGCGAGGCAAGATTACCAATTTTAAGTAATTCTCAAAAATCATATAATTATTTAAAATCAGTACTCGAACAATTGAACGATCATGGCGCAACCGTCAATTGGACTGCATCCATTCATGTTCATTTATCTAGACGACCAATAACAATTGATCCAAATGATTTTCATGATAAATCAGTTGAATATACTGCTATTCATGGACGAGCTTTACCTAGTCGCAATGGTACTGATTATTTTGGTGATGCTATACCTTTAGAGATTGTTAAAGATATGGGATACAGAGTAAGCAAAAATATTATACAGTTTAATTCTTTGCTTGCGCCGTCAAGAATTGATGATGGTGGTTATGCAGTTGAGCCTATGAGAAGAGCAAGACAAAAAAACGGTTATTTTTGCAAAAAACCATTAGCGCCAAGTACTATAAAAAATACTGAGTGTACTTGGCACAAATTAAAACGTGTTATCTCAGTTGGCGGTAAATTCTCAGCTATTAATCTTAATCATTGGGATGATTATGAAACTGTAGAATTTAGATCGCATGGCGGTACTTTAGAAATTGATAAAATATGGTCTTGGATGATGTTTTTATCTAACATGCAAAGACACTCAATTGTTAATAGACATAACCAAGTGCAAGCCGTTATTGATACACCGTCTTATATTGGGCGCTCTAGTCGTACTAGACAATCAATAGCATACTCATTAATGAGACGTGTTGGCGGTGCTACAGTCCAAGAGATCATGGATGCTAGCGGTATTCAAACCGCTCAGCGTGTTAGGTCTATGATAAGTGAGCAAATAAGACCAAACTTAATTAATCAGTTTGGACGTGATATTTTAATCACTCATAATCAACAACACTATAATCACGCTTACAGCTCTTCTCAAGGACGTTATGATCTAAACGGCTATGAAGTACCATTACAAGTAAATAGTGGCTCTGGCGGTGCTGTATTCGCTAACAATGGCGGTACAAATTTATTACTTGGATTAGACAACCAATATAAATCAAACTTAAAACCTTTTAGAAATTAAGGTTTAAATCTAGACCGTATAATTAATTTTATACGGTCTATTTTTTTGTCTAAAATTTATTATGACATCGAACAATTGTTAGTTAATATACAATATCTAACAATTGTTCTAAGTTATTGATTTTACTGAATAAAACGGGGCGGTATAGCCCCACCATACCACCAAATTTATATAAATTTTGGCAAAAATCTTCTAAACCGTGTTCCCCTCAAACGACCCCCATCAATTTCAAATACGACCTCCAAAAAAAATTTTATAAAAAAAATCTTGCGCTTTTTAGCATTCATTGCTACATCTTGTGTCAAAGGAGGGCAATATGCCTAGATATGTACTAGAATACGCAGGTTTCAGAGATTTTGAGTCTGACGATCCGAATGATGTTATTGATGTTTTTCGTAAAATAATGGGATATGACAAAGATAACGTAGATGATCTGCTATCGACATGTGCTTCCAACGTTTGTGACAAGGTTTACAAGCCTGTAAGGTTTGGAACTGTTGCTGAATTTACGGAAGATTTATTAAAATATAAAATATTGAAGGAGACAAGCCAATGAAACGTAACGAAAACAGCTATGCGAAAGTAAAAAACAATGAAATGTTGAATTATCGCAATCAATTAGGAATAAGTCAGGTAAACATGGCGAAGAAATTAGGTTTGAGCCATAGGATGTGGAACCATTATGAGCATGGAACGAAACCAGTTCCGATATCTGTAGTTTTATCAGCGAAATATTTGTGTAAAAACATGGATAAGATGGATAAATTGCATGATGAGGTTAAAAAGTATGAAGAGCCATTGACGAAATGGGATGTTGACAGGATTGAGGCTCTTATGAAGAAAATGAAGGACGATATTTCTGCAAATTCTGACATGGTTTCTAAAATTTTAGCTCAAAGCCATAAAGAAATGGGCTTTCTATTGTCAAAAATAAATTAATCGTATAGTATCTTCGCATAAAATAGTTTTTTGTGGAGATATTTCATGGCGAATGGACCTTTAGGCGGGAATATGGGTACACCACCAGTACCACCACAACCGCCACAGGTAAATTTTGAGACAACAGCCCAAAGTAGGGGTAATTTTAACAATTTTCTAAAATCTATATCAAACGCAACGGCTATGACTCCCCCAATTTCGATGGGTTCAGCTCCTATGATGCCAGCTCCAGATCCGATGGCGAATATTGACATATTTAATCAGCCTGTAAACATGCGGTTAGGTGGTGTGGCGAGCAATCCTTTGGATAGTTATGGTGATTATTTATCTCAGCAGATAGATAACACGCAAGTTGAGCCATTTATTCAAGAAGTTCAGCAGATGGCTAGTCAGCGTTTTAATTTAAATGGTGGTGGTGGTAGTGGTGGTCAAAGTGTTTTTGGACCTTTAAAAACTTTTGACCCATCTCAACCTTTAATGGAGATTGCGGAGCCATTAATTAGCCCTTCTATGTTTCAGCGTGTACCTCAACAACCCCCTGAAGATTTATCAAGACCTGGAGATTTATCAAGACCTTTGGAAACGGCGGGAGAGCCGCTTTTATCTATTTTTGATTCTGGAATTAATGGATTTCGCCCATTTAATCCTCCACAAATACAAGATACGATGGCAAGACCCGTTGATCCGTTAAAAGACAAAAATGGCATATTAAGAGAGCCAATGGGTTTGCGAGGCGGGCCTAACATGTTTAATATGATAGACCAGCGAATATTCAATGAGGGCTTTACGCCAGGTAGCACACAGTTGATGGGTGGTTCACCAAGGGCATTTTTTGATGGTGGTGAGGTTGATGACAGCGACTTTGGTGGGTTCAGTGATTATGGCAGTGTAGATGCGACAAGTGATGATGGATTTAGCGAAGACAACGATGTTTCTGATTACAGCACAGATGATTCTGGTGTTTACACTGGTGGAGACGACAGCAATCAAGACATTGCTTTTCCAACACCAAGACCAGAGATTTTACAAGAGGCGATTGCAAGAGCTGAAAATGAGGTTTTTGGTGGCACAGAAGCTGATGCTTTGGGATTTATAAACAAAGATGGTAGTTTAACAGATGCTGGTCAGAAGGAATATGACAGTTCTATTATGGCTAACTTGGATGTTCTTCAAGATGAAAGACCTGCTGATACTGGCACACAATTAGCTAGCATATTTGACAATAAAGACACATTGACAGCTTCTGCTAAAAACGTGAATCCAGCAGATATTGTTCAAGCGTCTTTTAGACCTAGTTCGTTAAATTCTACATTTAGCAACGATGTTTTGGACGGTCTTGATTTAAATACAGCATTTGGACAAAATAAAAGTTTTGTAGAGAGTCAGCCAGATGGTGCGTTAAAGAAT